TTTGTGTCCAAAACAGGTAATTCCTGTGAGTATGTTCCACCAGATATTTGAGCGTACTGAATATCAAATTGTCTCAAATTTATTTTTTGATCGGCAAGGTAAATATATTCATTAAATTCTGTTAACGCTTCAGGAGCCCCAACCATTCTTAATAATATTTCAATTGATTTTCTTGTTCCTTTAGATTTAAATAAAAAAGCGGAATTTAAAATTAAATTTCTGAAATATTGATAATTTAACTCTTCAGGTGTTTGACCTATTGGTAAACCCGTAAATGAATTACTCCCGTTACTAAAAACTGAACTTAATAATTGATCGTTTGTTATTGGAGAGATGTTTGTATTCCACCCAAGTGTTTGTGCCAAATTTTTAAGTAATTGTGATGGAATATCATTTTTAATATTGTAATTAACAGAATTCATGTTAGCAAGAGCCGTAATAAATTTTCTTGTTTCGTCAAAACTTCTACCGTATATCTGTAATACTTTTTGTATTTTTTGGTCAGAAGTATCAAATTCTTTTATAGCGTCAGCAGTTAAAAATCTCGTTATTAAGTTTGTTTTATATAAATCAATACTTTCCGATAAAGAATTTAATTTTGTTAAATAATTTGTAAATTTGGGGGTTATAATATCTAAATTCCACAATCCATTTAACGGAAATATCGCAACTTCTTGTGTGTAATAAAATTGTCCGTCATCATTTTCTTTTGGTATATTAAAATATGAACTATATATTGGAACCATATTTCTATTCAACAAAAAGTTTTCAACTTGATCTAAATTTTCATTAAATACTTTATTAACATATAACTGTTTTGGTCTTATTATAAAATTACTATTTGTTGTTGTATTACCAGAAAACGGATCACCATTAACATAAACTTTAAAAACAGTGTCTGTTACTTGTGCGGGGATAAAATCAGATATAGGGTATTCAATATCATTTAAAAACAGTGAATATTTTAAATACTGTGTCGTAAAATTTCTTAAATATGAAACAGATATTTCCCTTAATTCAATATTTCTAGTAGCATTAACAGTATAATCAATACTAAACGGATTTCTAATAACAGATATTGGTATTTCAAAATATGTTTCATCTTCAACACTATTATAAATAATGTTTTGTGCTGTTAAAGATATAACAAAATTAGTTTGTATATTGTTTATGTCTAATGCCGCAGGAAAATAATTAATAATGTTTGTAACTGAAGTTGACATCCTTTTGGTTAAAGACCCAAACATAGTAAAATTAGTAACTTGACTTAAATCAAAATTGGGATATACTCTAAAATTATCGGCAATTAATTTTTTTGATTCTTCTACATTAGATATATTTAACGTATCTAAAGATATTGGTTCAGAAAACGATCCAATCGAAAATGTCCTTTCTTGTTTTTCACTAATGCTTGTTGTAAACTCAAAATTTCCCTGCGTAAAACCTCCACCGTCAACTAGTTGGAATCCAACTAAGTTGTCTGAAAAAGTACCCTGACCACTGGCAGGTTGAGGGGGACATTTATATTTGTTTGTCGCCATTATGAAGTTATATTTGAGAAGTTTTTACTAAAATCAATATTAATACCCCTATCTTGTCTTACCTCATATAATAAGTTATTAAATTGATCTCTAATTTCATAAAGATTGTATTGTTTATAAATATTGTTGTTACTGTCATATATGGTATATATACCATCATCCATAGATTTAGTTTGATTACCATATAACGCAATTGCTAGTGTTGAAATATCGTGTTCAACAATTTCAATTTCAACTGTTGTTGGATTAAAATATGTGTTAGATATTATTATGTTTTGATCCGGTTGTCCAATAAATGGGGTCGCATTTGGTTTATTTGTTGGAGATGACGATGGAGATAAAGTACAAAATATTAAATTTGTTGATGATTCAACATACCTATATCTAATAGACTTTTGATTGGTATTCGTTAAATTTTCAACAACAGGTTCACAATAGAATGATGAGGTTATAATTCTAAAAAAATTAGGAATTTTAGTTCCATCAGAATTTAAATATTCAACCCTAAAACCAACTAAACCTTGATTAATAAATTTATTTTTAAAATTAGAAGGAACATTATTTATATCAACAACAATACCTTTAACATTGGGTAAAGCGGACAATATTCCACAATCTAAAATTTTAGTTCTTATTTCTGCTGGTCTTATATATAACGTATATATACCAAGTTGATTGAATTGATTTGTGGGCAATTTTAAATTATATAAACCCCCAAGTATTTCAACATTATTATTTCCTCCAGTGGTTCCGTTATGGAAATATGGTCTCAATATTGTACTAGCGTTTAATTTTGTTAATACAAAATTGTCTGTTTCGTCTCTTGATGGTGTATAATTTAAAATTATTTCTACGTCATCAGGGCTTACATCCGAGCTTCTTATTGTTCCGTAATTACCTGTAGCCACAATTATTAGTTTTTAAAATTTGTTTATTGTTTAAATATAAATACTTAAAATCATTGTTTTTCAACATTAAAAAATCCATACCCGTATTTTTCTAAATCTCCCACATTATCAACTTCCCCAAGTCTTTCTATACTTTCTAATCCCGAATTTTTACCTCTCTCAATATACACATCAGTTTGTATTTCTGGTTGGTCAATTACATTAAGTAACGCTTCATTTTTTGTTATTGCAGATAAAATTAAATCGTTTTGTGTAAATCCTGACGACTCAATAATGTATAATGTGGTACCATCATTATAATCATAGTAAAGAATATCATTAATTGTATATGCTGTATATGTGTTTGTTGGATCCGGTCCCCAATAAGTTCCAACAGATTCCGATGTTCCGGTAACTTGTATCCCTATTTTAAATTTACCACCATATAAATTATATGTTGGACCATATGATGTTAAATCATTTACATTTGATTGTGTGTATCCTGTTATGATAAATGGTACAGTAGTATAATTTGAACTTATATAATCATTTATGTTGGTATTTGAATCACCAGTAAAAATATAATCATAATTAAATGATGTATTTGCCCAACTACCTCCCGCAGGGGTGAATGTTGCAACGCCATTAGGATTAAAAATAACCACATTAGTAAATGGAACGGTAACAGTTTTTGTTATGATTGATATTCCCCATGGTGATATAGATTTAAGGGTAATTGTGTATGTTTGATTAACAACAGGATAAACATGGGTATATTGAATTGGTGAAGTTACTGTTTGAATTGGGGATCCATCCCCCCAATCAACAGTATAAGTTGATACGGATAAAAACTTTTTGAATTCAGTGTCTGAAGTATTATAGAAATAAAAAGTATATGGATTACCTGTTGTTGCGGAAAATAAAAAGTTACTAATAACTTCTTTTTGTATTATTGCCCCGTCAAATATAGAGTAATAACCAATATCGGTAGCCACTTCTGTTAATAGAATTGGTACCGTTAGTCCTGTTAATAATGAAAATCCATTTGTTCCTCCTGACAATATTTGTGACATACCTGAGTACACACCAGTAAATCCAGTTAATGTTGTTGGAGTTACTGAGGTAATTGAACAACACGGATCAGTAAAATAAGAGTATTCAGTATTACCCAAGTAGGTAATACCAACGATATCCCTCTTAATATTTTCGGGAGATATTTTAAAATAATATTTTTGTTCTTCCATATTAAGGGTTTACATATTCATACCATTGAATTGGAAATCCGTCTATTCCAACTCTTTGTGTTAAATTTGAAGTTGCATAAACTTCATAAGTTTTATTTGTGTAATCTAACTTAAGTTTATAATAAAAATAATCATTTGGATTAAAAGTAAATTTATTTCCGATGTTTGGTTGTGAGGTATTTGTCATTTTAACGTAAACCCCCAATCTTGCATCAAAAAATTTAGCTCCCATATAAAAATCAGAAATATTAATATAATCTTGTTTTCTTAACCAATATATATGAAAACCTTCTTTATCTCCAATATAATCTAAACTAAATTTTGGAATTTTAATATCAACATTTGATAATAATGTTGATAGTGTTGCCGGTTGGGTAAACCCTTGTTGTACAGGTAATATTATTGTTAAATAAAGATTTTGAGTTTTTTCGTCGGTAGTGTCATATAAATCCAATTTAAAAAATGATTTAGTAAATGGTTTTTGGTAAAAATAAATTTCGTCCACAGTAAACCCTTCGTCTAAATAACTATTACCCCAATTGGTATTATTTACTACCGGTGATGTTATTGGTAAAACATTGTCATAAAAATAAAAATCATAGTTTATATTTGTTTTTATAAAATTTAAATTATCAACATATTCATTGTGAGAAAATCTTAAAATCTCAAAATCATTTACCCCACCAATAACTTCTTTAACCATTTTTTCCTGATACTCATCAATACTATCGTCCCTACCAATAAAATCCCAATTCATTTCTAATGGAATATTTAAATGCTGATCATTTTCAGGTAAAACTATTTTATATTTATTCACACTCATCTGTAGTTGGTTCTGCTATTACTGTTATGTTCTGAACTCCAATATTACTTCCTTCTGGTGTTATTCTAAAAACGGTATTTACAAAAGGATAGTGTTTTCCATTTATAAACGGATAATCAACCCCCACCCCATCATTATCAATAAAACCATACGGATATAAATCTCTCCATCTAAAACTATTTGATAAATTAGAATAAAATGAATAGTCAGGAATGTTAGATACTTTTAATGGATCTCCCTCTTCAACATATGTTGAATATTTTCTTAAAACAATTGGGTTATGTGGTTTGTAAAAATAACCAAATTGATTCGTTTGTGGTGCATTAGTGTCTATACTAAAATAAGATTGGTTGAAGGTTATTTTATGGTTGTACCTGGCAATCACTCTTTCAGTTTGTTCATAATCATTCCATTCACAATGATCACCATCAATTAAATCTTCAGATTTAAGATTTTCATTATATAAAAACGGACCCACTATTGGTGTTGTTAAACTATTATATGTGTTAGTTAAAATTGAAGTATTCGATAAAGGATTAAAAAAATCCCACCAAGAATTTGGTAGTGAGTTATTTAAATATAAATTAAAGTCCCAACCTTGTTTTAATGATTTTGTCCACCCAAAATACCCTTTCCATATAGTTGTAAAAAATAATTCACTTACTGGTCTATTTTGATTATCTCTTAAAGGGTTAATATCTATATCAACATTAAAGGATAATGAATACGACTGACTTCCTTCTAAAATTGATGTTCTTGAAACATTGTTTGGTGTTAACACCGCATTTTCAAATTTACTTTTTGCGTTATATATATTTTGTTCAAACCCAGCTTTAACCATTACAGCATCTTCTGAATTTGTTAATATTTTATGAACCCTAACATAATATTTTGAAGTAGTTTCAATTTCATTACTTTTATTTATTACTCTTTTAAATGTTCCTGTATTTCCGTTATTAAATGTTGCACCAACATAACCAATATTATAAATGTTAAATATAAATTCTTCACTACCAAAAGCGTTGTCTCCTAAACTATTAATTTGGAATATGTTTGTTCCATTGTATGTTAACGATAATTTTACAAACTCCCCAACATTTAACCCATGTTTCATAGGACATCTAAATTCAATGTTTGGTCCAAAATTATTATTACCAACATTAATTATAAATGGAATTCCATCTGAAACCATCCAAGCCCAACTTGCTGTTGTTTTTGTATCAATAGCATACATTTGTTTAGTATAGTTATTTTTATAACCATAACTAACATAATGTGTCCAATTATATGTACTAGCACTTTTATTTACAAAATTAATATGGTTATTTGGTGGAGAAGTATATCCAACATTATTATTATCCGTTCTAATAAAATCAAATTCAAAGTATTGTGGACACCCCTCCCAAGGAACATTTGGTGTAGGAATTGATCCTGGTTGGTTTCCACCTGGAAATGTTAATATAGTATTTTCTATAGAGTTAGTGTAATATAAATTATTTTTAAATGGACTATAATTTGTTTTCCCTATATAACCATTTTTAAAAATAATAGAATATTTTGTTACAGGTCTAAAAATTGTACTTGATTCTCTTTCATCAATAAAAACTTGTTGTAAACCTAAGTCCACATTTCTATCAAATTCAATAATTTCTTTTTCATTTTGATTTAAATCAACATTTACCGATAATACGGAATTTGGTGAAGACTTATATCTTAACGAACCTAAAACTATTTTTGTTGTGTCATTTACTCCCATTATATATCAGTAAAATTAACATATTTTTTTATG